CATCGATGGCAAGACCTTTTTTTCATATACAAATTTATAAGCTTCCTCAATGTCGTCCTTAAGTTTAGGAAACTTCTTGATGTGCATTGACTTATTGCGGTCAACTAATTCTTCAAACGTCTCGCGACGATATTTGTCCTCTAAGTATCTAGCATACTTCATGTGTACTGTGATGTCCGACAAAATCTCTGATGATAATTCCATTACTGCTCTCCTTGTGATTTCTTCTTTTTATTATCTCTAAATTTCTTATATTTCTCTTTTAGGATTTCGCTCTGGTCCTTAGACGATAAGGATGATTGCTCTTCTCCTGTTGGTTCCAAAACTTCAATTTGAACATTTGCGGTGTTCATAGATATTGGAAATACGAGGCCATCAGGCCCATTTCTGTTTTTAGCTACAAAAATTCTTCCTGTGTTACTTTGCTTGTCCTCTACCGTTCTAGATAAAGAAAAAATAAAGTCGGATACAAAGCATTTGTTGAAAGCTTCAGAGATTGATTCCATAGTGATAACTTCTGCATTGAGTCCTGACCTGTTGGTTTGTGATGCTGTCCAGACTGCACAATCAAATTCTTGTGCCAGTCCGCGCATCTCTTCATAAATAGATTCCAACTCATGTCTTTTCTCACTTTTACCAGAAATAGGTCGTAATAAATCTCCATAGTCAATTATTACCATATCTGGTTTTATATCCCGCATACGAAGTTTCTCTAAGTGTGTGCGTAGAGACCGTGACGATGCGGACTTAGTAGGATATTCTTTTACAATCAAAACTCCATCCATATCCTGCACTTGCTCATAAATTTCTTCTTTAAAAGAGTGTAGTTGACTTAATGGAATTTTCGTTATACAAGAATCATATCTACCAGCTATCACCGTGTCAGATAGTTCTAGAGTATAATGCACTACAGTCTTGCCCAACTTTACAGCCTGAGATCCTAAATGGACCAAGACCATTGATTTGCCAGCGCCTGTGGGAGCGATGACAACTCCAAGTTCCCCTTTACCAAGACCACCTCGGCATAGATCATCAATATCCTGCCAACCTGTAGTGATGGGGTTCCGAGCCTTAATCTCGAATCTTTTCTCAAAATCCTTCAGATAATCATAACCAAAATCTGAGGGATCCCCCATTTTAATTGCATCGTTGATAACTTTAGCAATTTCATCAAAAGATGACTTCTCAAGTAAAGGCACCGACTTAATCATCGCTTCCTTTAGCTTTTGCTTGCGGCAGAAATCAAGTGCAATATTCTTTGTATACTCTGAACCACTAACCTGTGAGTCGTGAATACGAGCAAAGTAATTACGAAGCTGCTGTTGAGTGGCAACGTTCTCATCTTCAAGGTCCGCCCGAATAATGGAAATCATCGTCTTGTAAGTTGGATGAACTTCATACTTCTCGCGATACTCAAAGATTTTTTGTACAAATACTCGCAGATAGCGAAGTTCCAAGAAATTAATGTCTAATACCTCAGAGATCTGGTCCGCAAACGGACGATCTTGAAGAATCATCTGACACAAAGTTTCTTGGAAGTCTTTACCATACTTGCTAAAGCTTGGCGCTTCTTTACTCACATAACCCCCACAGATTATTAATATAGCCTATCAAGACTGTTCTGTCAAGCAACTTGCTTGTTTTTTTCGACTAATCCTCGCAACATAGCCATAAGCTCGGACCAATCATAAGAACCAAAGCCATGGTCGAGAGAGCAGCGCTTCAGTTCTGTGGCATTCAGTTCAAATTCAAAGTTATCAAGCGCATAATTTATTTTTTTACGCCCCTGAACTGAAATGCTTGGCGGGGTAAGATTCATAACTTTATAGTTTGTCTCCACTGTATCCCAGCCTTCGACGACACGCTCATAAAATTTAAGCTTGCTATCGATATTTGTACAAAAGTCTTGGACTTCTGTAAGAGTGTGCATCTTGTCTTCAATCAAGAAGTCAAGTCGCTTTGAAATTGTTGCTAGGCCGGCACCTTGGATACCGACCAAATTGTCTGATTTATCGCCGGCAATAGCCCTAGCGATAACAAAGTTTTCTGGTGAGATACCGTACTCTTCGATTACTGTATTCTTGGTCCAAGCCTTTTTTTGGATTGGGCGATAAAGAACTGTTTCGTCATTCAGTAATTGCAAAAAGTCTTTATCAGATGATACGATAACCTTTTGGCATCCCTTGAACTTGGGCGAGTTCACAACCATAGAAATAATGTCATCAGCCTCAACTCGGTCTAGCATCAACTGCATAATTGGCATTTCGTTCAACATCTCCATTAGGATTCGTTGTTGCCAAATCATATTTTCTTTTTCAGATTGCTTATCCATCCCCTCAATCTGATAATTCTTGCGCAAAGGTTTGCGACCTTGTTTATATTCTTTTACGGTCTGGCGACGCTTCTGTGAACCGCCAGCACCATCCCAGCAGATAATAACCTGATCTGGTTTAGATTCTCGCATCAGTTTCTTAATTGAGTTAAGAAAACCAACTGTTCCCCCGATTGGGTTACCATTTGTTGAGATCATAGGATTAACAATGTAATTCCTAATAAACATGTTAAGCGCATCAATTACAAGTATTCGTGTCATAAAAAACCCCCTGACTGTTATAATATAACACAGTCAGGGGGCCATGTCAAGCGTTTTTTTGTATTATTCGTCTTCGCCGTCAATGTCATAAAATTCCTTAGCATCAACCTCTTTTTTCTCAAACTTCAAAATAACTTCTTCTTCCATAATTTGTAAAATACGGTTTCTAAATTTATCTTCTTGCAGTTTTTTCATCCAAGTTGCTGATTGGAATTTTTCTTCCGAGCCGTCTTCATGTTTTAGTGTGAACCATGCACCAGCATTAGAGATATAGTCAGATGACTTCACAGCCTCAAGCCATGACTCTTCATCTTGAATTTTTACATCGTCGCCAGCCCACATAATTTTGAATGTGCATTCTCGCGCATCCGACCCAAAACGAGACTTCTTAATCTTCGCCTTCACCTCAGTACCAACACGAAAGCCTTTGTCATCATATAGATAGCTAGCCTTACCTCGTCTCGCTGTCAGCCAGATGCGAAGAGAATAGGCGTAGATTGCGGCCTTTCCACCGGGGGTGAAATAAGGCTCCAGACGCGCTTCCGCGATGTTACTTGTAATGTTCGTTTTTAGCTGATTAAGAATCAGCAAGGTTGATTGCGAATTAGCAATTGGCACAGTTAACTTTGCAAAGCCTTTTGACAAGATTCGAGGCTTGACAGCCATACTAGACAGAGGATTAAAATCACCCTCGATATCTGTGATAGCAGGTGTCATAGCAAGCGAATCCCAGATAAAAAGCATTCTGTTTTCGTTACCAGCTAATAATTCTTCAATTGTCTCTAAAACAAACTCAACTGATTGTGCCTGAATATAAAGTAAATTCTCAATGTCACAGCCAGCGTTTGCTAAGAAGTCAGGGTCCACAGCGGACTCAGAATCAAAATAAACAACGTCAATTCCCATTTTCTGGGCGTTGCCAGCGATCTGAGCCGCCATGTAAGACTTGCCGGAAGCCGAAAGCCCGGCGATCTCACTTATCTTGCCGATTGGAATACCAGCGTATTTACCACGACAGATAATTGAATTCAACCAGCGTGAGCCGGTAGGGATCCACTCTTTGACCTCGGTAGGGTTTGAGCCTGCAAGATCGTGAGCCACCTCTTCGCCTGCTTTCTTATTAATAATTTTTCGCATGTCTGCGATCGAAAGTTTACCTGCTTTCTGCTTCCTTGCTCTTGCCATATTATCGTTCCACCGTCAGGTAGCCATTTGGTGTCTGAACCGAAGCTTGCCAGCCAATTAGTGGGTGTACCTCGCGACGCAACTGAGACACTGGAACATCGAACTCTGCGGACAAGGTTGTATAGCCACGCTTGTGGTCATACTTTTCTGTGCTGTGTTCAATCCACCCAAAGTCAAAGTGATTATCTTCAATAACCTGAGCCACAAAATCAACAAAGGTTCCGTCGCCTCGCTCATATTCTTCAAGAAGACCCTCGGTGCGCATCTCTTCAAGAATACTATTACCGTTACGGTACAGGATACCTTCTGAGATTGCCTCGGCCAACGTGTAGGCGAAACCAGTCTCGCTCATAGCTGTGTCGATGTGTGTCTCGTTATAATGCATAACGTCACACCCTTCTTCGTAGCTAAAAGTCACATGGGCATCATCCTCCACCCCAAGTGACCGAATCTTTTTATACAAACTCATTACTGCTCCTTATAGTAATTTGAAAAGCCCATGAATGTTGGAGCCCATAGCCCAACGAATAGGGCAAGGCGTTCAACGTGAGCCGGGTCGGGTCCAAGATCTGAATTCCAAATCAGCACCGAACCCACGACTGATAGCAATGTGCCTACATAAAAAATATTAGACACTCGATTATTCTTATCTAACAAACTCATCATTCCTCCTAAAAGTATGAGGCACCTGATAACCCTGTGCCTCCCTGTGGGTACAATTTAACTGCCTGTGTCTTCCGTGGCACCAGTGTCGGCTGTTTCGCCTTCGCCAGTGTCACTCGAACTTCCCGTGTCCGTTTCAGAACCAGTGCCCTCGTCGGTGCCCTCATCTGTCTCGGTGGTCTCGGTGGTTGTAGTCTCCGTGACCGTTTCATCGGTGGTCTCACAATCTTGCTCTTCTGTACACCCTGTGACAAAAGATAGCAAAAAGACCGTGGCAATTCCAAAGACCGCGCCGTAAACACGGTCTCGATTTACAAAGCTGAACATTATTTCTCCTTAAGCGTTCATCAATTCATTAAAAGCACTGTCAACCGAAGTTGTTGTGCTGTTGCTGTCGTACTTAACAACGTCGTCACCAGCAGAGTCTTCACCAGCCAACCACTCATCAAGCATGGTCTGGATCTCCTCTGGGCTCTTACGCGGGAACAGTCCGTCAAATTCTGGAATGCTATCCAGAAGTTCCGCACACTTCTCAGGCCCTCCGAGTGCATCGTCACAAAGTGGCGATGTACGACGACGAGGCGTCAAAGTTGTTTGTGGGAACTGGGCTCCCGGTGGCTTTCCGTACTTGAGTACAAGATCAGTGCCAGACTCGACATCAGTGATATCGCCATACTCGGGGTTGAGAACGAGGTTCAACAACTCCTG